ACGGGATTTTTTTCCGCTTCCACGGGATTTTTTTCCGCTTCCACGGGATTTTTTTCCGCTTCCACGGGATTTTTTTCCGCTTCCACGCATTCATATACGGTTCCCCAATCACGCAACATCTGAGATGGGGTAAAATAAACGTGATTATCAATCTTTATAGTTTCTATCAACCCTATATTCTCCAAACGTTTGTAAATACGCCTCAATGTATCTGCCTTATTAGGCAATACAGAGCAATAACAAGCTACATATTTATAGTCAGCCATATAATATGAATTTCCATTGTATTGTATCGGATTTTTCGCCAACAATCCGAATAAACATGAGGCCAAAATACTTTCAGTTGGATTTAAATCTAAAACTTTTGAACGTACTAAGTCCAACACCAGATAGCATCTTTCTTTCATTTTCTAAATTGATTATTTTTAAACTTTTATTTATTTATCATCTTTATTCCATGTCCTTTATCGGACATATCATATTACAAAATAGTTACCATCTTGGCATTTCCAATTTGTGCACTTTGATGTGAATCTTAAATACTTTGTTTCGCAAAGCGATATTAATTCGACAAAACCCATATCAGACAAAATTCTAATGTTCTTGTAAGCTCTTTTAGGGATTGAAAAAAGCAACGGAAAATCATCTACCATTTTTGTTTCCGAATATTGATACCAAACAATGCCATCAACCGTAATTGTATTAGTCCACGTTGGCAATGTCATACACGCTGCAAGCGTTGTTGTTTGAACAATAGTCAGTTCATTTGCAACGGCGAATCTTTGGTCAATCAAAATATTGTAAGTCATAATTAAAAAAGAAAAGCCCCAATTAGAGCCGTTACACATCTAAAAGGGGCTTTGTAGCTAATTAGCAAATATCTTTCAATCGGTAACGGTCGATTGTTTTACGCCACAAATATAATACTTTTTTTTTATTCCACCAACTGTACGGGCTTAAATGCTTCTTTTACCGCAAACAAATTTCCCTCACTTTCGTTTGGAACAATCGTAACAACCGGATAACGGGAACGGTCGCCGGGCTTTTGAGAAACTGCAAATTGTACGTTCATATCAAAGATAATTCCTTTGACAAACTTCTTTTCTTCCAATATGGCGTCGAATGTATCACGGATATTGGGTATTGTTGACGCCGTACCCTTTGTCGTGAATTGCCATACCCCGCCAACGCCACGAACCAACGGAACAATAAAAGTTACGGTTAACGTTACAATCCATCCGTCGCCGCCATTCTTAACAGCCCGGTTTGGGTGTTTTTGCGCAACGCCTGCCATTAAATCGGGATAATCTTTTGTACTGTATTGTGCATATTGTTTCCCGTTCCATACAAAGAACGTTTCCCCGTCGCCGTATGCAACCAATTTACCCGCATCGTCCCTATATTGATATTCTTCCCGGCATGACTTTTCCGGTTCATCATAGGCAAATACTATTTGTATTGTTTGCGGCTTCTCTCCGTATGCTTTCTTAAATAATCCTGCATATTTCCCGGTGCTTACAAAATAATCTATACTTTTAGGTAATCCCTTTTCATCTTTTACGCCAACTTTTATTTTCCCAATTATAGGTAATGATATTCTATTTATTGGTTCATTACGCATTATTCTACCTTTCATTTTTTCCTCCTTTCTTCCAAATATATCCTCCGGACGTTTTTAACAATCCTCTTGAACACATACTGATACCCGTTTTATCTATTCCCGTTTCTTCGTATGCTTGCTTTATACTTTTATACGTTTTTATATATTTCCCTTTCATATCATATTGGGAAACGGGCGTTTGTATCTTTTCTGCCTGCCTTTTTATTCTTGTTCCATAATTCATATTATATTTATGAGAACACCATTCTAAATTACAAGCATAATTGTTTTTCGGATTTTCATCTTTATGGTTTACTTCTGATAGATTATTGGGGTTTGGTACAAATAAAAGCGCAACAAGTCTATGAATTGAATATCTTTTAATTTTGTCACCCAAATACAATCTGACAAATAAATAACCATGTCTATCAACTCCATTTTTAATTATTTTCGGGTTTATTTTTATGTTATATCCTAATGTTTTCTTAGCATTAAAATACATTGATTTTACCCTCCCATAATTACTAACTTGATAATACCCCTCATATCCGGGAATGTCTTTCCAAATTTCATTTTCCATAATTGCCAACTTTTAAGAACTGCCAACAAATAAGAAACGGGGACGGGCTGTTGGCTTGCCCTTTCGGTCGGTTAATTACTCCGCCTATCCCCGTTGCAAATATATAAATTATTTTTTAATTTTGCATCATCTTATCGCACATGCTGCGAAAAAGATACGGGGGCGGGCTTTCCGCCCCTTGCTTTTATATATCAATTTCAGTATTCAACAAATCTTTCTTTGTCACGGGTTCCGGCTTTTTAGGCTGTTTTTCTTCGATTTTAGCCACTTTTTCTTTTTTTGGTGTAATTGTACGTTTTGCGGTTTTCTTTTCCTTGACGGGCTTGTTTTCCGCCGTTTTTGCCGTTTTTCGTGTGGTTCTCTTTACGGTCTTGGTTTTCTTTTCCTCTGGTTCCGGTTGTGGTTCGGGTTCCGGGTCTTTCTTCAAATCCTCAACGGTAACGGCTTTTTCCGGTTCCGGCTTTTTCTTTTCCGCCGGGGCTTTGCTTTTAACAAGTTCCGCCAACGTCAGCGAAACAATATTGTTTGTCAAATCCGGTTCGTTATCCAATGATATTTCCCCGGAAACCGCCGTAAATGTATTATCCCGTTTTTCGTCCTCAATTGCTGCCAACTCCAAAAGATACGGGATTTTCTTTGCGTTCGGGCTGTCTGTTTGGTCTTTCAAATTGTACGTCGGTTTCTTTTGCCAATCTTTCGGGCTGAAATTGAAAACACGGTCAATCGGAATATCCGGGAAATTTTCGTTCCACATCATCGCATATAAATGCAACTGAATTTCCGCTTCTTCGTAAAATCCTTTGCGCCCGCTTTTGAAATCCACAATTGCGTTTATGTATTCTTTTGAACCGGGCTTTGATAACATCGTACACGGTAAATCAATCATTCCGGCGTAATTATGAACGGGGTGTACCAACGCAATTTCCACGGCTAACGGTTTAACGTCATAATCCAAAACAAATTGCGCAAATGCTAATATATCCTTTTTGAAATCATCAGCGTAATAAATGAAATCGGCGGGCAATTTGTTGTTATCAATATAATCTTTCAATTTGGCTTTCAATCCGTCCAAATCATAAACCCGGTTAATTATAAGTTCTTCAAATTGGGCGTGCATAAATGTACCATACGCCGCCCGTTCTGCTTTGTATCGTTCCGCCTCGTCAATACCTTTGTCGGCAATCCATCTTATCAGAAACGGCGATTGTGGCATTGTTTGGGACAAAATTGTTGTAACTGACGGATAAAATTCCGGGGTTCCGTTGTCGTCAAACTTGTAATAATATCGGTGTCCTTTGCTGTTTAGCTGCCATACTTTATACGGCGGTTCAATCAACGCACCATCAAAAAACATTGCTGTCATTTCCTCAACCGTCATGCCCGGCACAATTTCAAAAGCCCCGGCGGGCTGTTCTATTTCGACGGCATCCAATCCGGGGACAATCTGTTGTTCATCGTTTATTTCCGGGAATTTATCGGCGGGCAATTGTCCCATTGCTTCCGCCAACTTCTTAACCGCATTTACTGCGTTACCCATTGTGTTTGCAATACTTTTTTCCGGGTTTTCCGGCTGTTTCTTTTTCGCTCTCATGTTATTTGCTCTTTAATTCGTTAAACAATACATAAACCATTAATCCACACATTGCAGAAAACAAAAAATGGATATAATTCCAAAATCCGGCAATAAAACATATTACTCCGAAAATGCTAAATATCATTGCAAAAACCTTTGCTTGCCACGCATCGGAAAAGAAAACATCAACCATCTTTTCCATTTTTTCGATAAACTTCTTTTTCATGGTTTTAATCCTCCATTCCAAACAGATAATCGGCGGAACAACCGCACATTTCGCAAATTATTACTACCCATTCCGGCACAATCCTTTTGGTTGTCCCGTTGCAAAGATTTGTCATATTTACCTGCTGTGCGCTTTCGCTTGCGCCCTCAAATAAACGGGCTGCAATATCCTTTTTCAATACCTTTTTTCCGTTCGCCTCGGAACGGGCGATTGCTTCATTTACTCTTAATCTCAATGCCATAACTTAAATTTTTTTGTTAATAACTTGGTTCGTTGCTCTCTTTGTATCCGCAATTGCGGCACGTTTTTTCCTCCCAAATCGGGCTATATTCCGGCGGGGTCAAATATCCGTCGCCTCCGGTACGTCTATACTCGCCGTCTGTAACCTCCATTTCCCCGCCACACTCCGGGCAATCATCGTCGCCAATCAATACACATTCCAACAGGGCGTCCAAATGGACGGAACGAACCGGGTAAATACCAATTGCCCGGATAACGTCCACCATTTCCACAACGGTAACATCCCGTTCGTAACAATCGGCGACCGGGAACCCCCAATTGTCGCTTATGTTCTCGATAATCTGTTTGTTGATTAACTCCGTAACGATTGTTTCGGATACTTGGTTGGCTGTTTTCCCGCTTTCGGTCGCCAACATCTTTAATTGCTCACTTTCTTTTATTTTCATATCATTTCCCGGTATCCCTCCGGGTAGGCTGTTAATCTTTTGTTCTGCAAAGGTAGAAAGATTTTTTAATTACCAAAAATATAATCTTTGTTTTGCGAAATCATTTTTGCCGGGTGCGTGAAATATCCGATTTTTAACCTACCTTTGCAATACCGCATTACCAAAAATCGCTCTCGGTTACTGCGTACCGAATCCCCGGCGTATCTGTTACGTCCGGGGGTTCATCTTTTCCAACGCCATTTGCGCCGCACAATAACAAAATCGGTATATATTGCCATAATATCCCGTTTGGTTGGCTATTTCCTCAATAACGCCCGCCGGATATTCCCCAAACGCCACATATTCGTATTGCGTTGGGTCTAACCCCAATGCGAACTCAAACGTAATGTCAATATATTTATTCCCGACCCGGTTAAATGCGTGGTCGATTGGTATAAATACGTTCGTTTTGCCCTCAACGTATTGCACCCGGTCGGGAAATAACAACGTCAGCAAATGCGCATTTTTATAACACTCTTTGACTGCCGGGCGAACCGTCCGGCGTATCAATTCAATTTCCCGTTCGTCGAATACGTCCGCCGCTTTTACGACCTCAACACGTTTTGCGGCGGCGATTGTATCGGTAAAATATTGTCTTTGTCGGTCGGGCAAATCCAATCGTAAGAACGCCCGCATTTCCTCAATAATTACGCTTTCCATATTCTCGTTTTAATCATGTATTCCAAATTCGCAATCTCCCCATTGGTCGAAATCCGCCCCGTCATAACTAAACGGGTAACGTTCCGTTTCCGGGCAATCCGTCCAACATTGACGCCGGACGTTATTTATTGCAACCCGTTTCGAATTATATCCCGGCTTTCTCTTTTCTCTCAATTGGGCGGCGCAACTCTTACAACAACAACGCCCCCAACCCCGACGCAAATTGCGGGTATCGGCGTTGTACTCTTTGCCGCAATTATCGCATTTCCTTTTTATCGCTCCCATAATCTTAACCCTTTATAAATCCCTTAAATGCCAAATGGTAAACGTCGTATTGTTGCCCGGTAACATAAAATTCAATCATTCGGTCGGGGTCGCCAACGTCATTTACTGCAATGGTCGGGTACGGGTCGCCGGGATAATGGTTAAAATCGTCCTCAATATCCCGCAATCCCTCCGGGAACTCCGAACGGTCGGCGGCAAAAAACCGGGTTAAACTCTCTTTTATCCGGTTCAACATTTCGTCCCCGTTGGGTTCAAAATGCGCTTTTATTTTATTCTGTCGTCTTAATGCAAATCGCATGGTTAATAAATACTTTTTTGAAACGTCCACGACCTTTGCGCACGTTTCGGGGTTAAACATTCCAATATGCGTATATTCCGGAGGTAATCCCAATTGGTCGGATAACCATTTGTACGCCTCCCGTCGCTTCATTAGTCCACGTTTGTACAACTCATCAAAATATCGGTGCGCTTCAATCTTACATCGGCGCAACTCGGCGTTTGCCAATCGGCACTTTGCCCGGTCGGTTCCCTTATGAACACCCACATACGCCCCGCATTGGGGACAATAATAAATCATTCCATAATCAACGCCGTAAACCTCAATACTATTTTTGTACTCGGTCGGAACGTGGCAATACGGGCAAATTCTACCGCTCAATATTTCCCGTTGTTCCTCTGTCAATCGTATATCCATAACAGGCAAAGCCGGGGTTATTCCCCCGGCTGTAAATATGCGATTGCGTTTAATTCTTTTTGGCGTTCGGTCGCCCAATTAACTTTGCGGGCAATCCATTCGTCGGCGGGGTTCTCGGCAATCCATTCTTTCCGATAAGACGGCACAAAGTACGCAACTTGCTTTTTATACGCCCGTTCGGGGTTTGCCAATATTTCCGTCGTGCGGCTCAACCCTTTGCCGTGGTCGCCTTTGCCGATTAAGTCCAACCGCCCAAAATAAAATTCGCCGTTGGCGGTACACGCCACATAATCACGGGCGGACGTTCTTGTTGAAATAACGTTGCCTTTTTCGTCGGTAACGGTGTATTGATACTTTTTGCCTTTCGCTTTCTTGCTCAAAATATACTTTGCCATAATCTTTGTTATTGTGCCGGGGGCGAACCCCCGGCGGGTTATTATCTTATTTCGTACAAACTCAATGAATTTTCGCACAATACCCACGTCGGGAATTTAGGGTTTTGCAGATAACAAAGGTTATCTAATGCCGCCCGGCTTGTATAAAACCACAACCCAAATTTTTTGCCGATAAAATACATATCGTTTACCCCTGTTTCCCGGTATTTCTCCGACAACATTTGTTGGCTGTAAATGATTGACGAAAATTTAACTTTGCCGTCTAACTTGGTTGCAATCTCGGCAATGTCCGTCGCCTGTGTTCTTTTCTTTGTTTCCATATTTGAAATTTATTTGGTTCCGGGAACCCGCCCGGTCGGATTAGTAATAATAAAAGGATATTTTCAAACCCCGGCGCAACTTACAATGTTCGGCGTCTTTGACACAACGGAAAGCACGGCGCAATAATTTGTTCGCCATTTCAACGCCTACTAACTTAATCAAACCGGAAACGCCAACCAACGTGTTAATCTTTTTGCCGTTGAACAAGCCGTTTACTTTGATTTTGAAAGTACGGTTAATTTCTTTTGTTGTATATTCCAAACCGTTGTAAATATCTTCGGGCTTCATTGTATCGCTCTTTTTGTTGCCGGGAAAACGCCCGGTCGTTTTATTAACATGGCACAAAGATATGGCATTTTATTTTAACTACCAAAAGAATTTTCTTTTATTTTCGATTTGCGGACAAAAAACGGTTCTTTTGGCTCCCCGCAAAGTTATTTTTGGCGAATTTTCATTTTAAGCCACTTTATTTGCCGGGGTGGGTACTTTATCCATTCAAACAAAATAATCGAAATACGGGGCTAAAAACGGGCAAAAACAAAAACGGGGTTGCAACGCTTGGTTACAATCCCCGTTTCCCGGTATTATGAACAATAAAAGTTACTTTTCTATGGTTACGAACTCAACGCCCAATATTTTTGTTGCCGGGTTCTTGCTTACAACATCAATTTGCCGATTTTTGATTTTCTTTGTTTTCCATAAAAAACCTAACCAACGTTTGTATTGCACCGTTTCGACAATCAACAGACTATCCCGGTTTATATGCGTCCCGGTAAATTGTCCGTCCGGCGTGGCGCATCCGTGCAACTCAAAATACGGTTCGACAATATCGACGCATCGTAAAACGGTCGTAACCGTATCGCCGAGCAAATATACAACACTATCCCGGACGGTTGCCCGCAATTCGTTGATTGTTTCCATTTGGGTTGTTGTAACCCGTTCCAACTCCCGGTTCTTTGTCTGCAACGTCTTTATCAACTCCGCATCGCTCGCCCGGTATTTTTCAAACTCTGACAATTTCAGCTCCAAAACCCCAACTTTGGCGGCGTTCAAACTATCCTTTGTTTTGTACGTTTCGACGTCCTGCAACAATGTTTCTGTATTTCCCCGGTATCTGTTCCGTTCGTCCGTCAATTTTTCAATTTTCGTTCGTTGCACCCATATTGTTGCAACGGCGGCAACTACCATCGCAATTGCCGCCCAAATCAAATACTTTTTCATACAATTTTCTTTATTGCTTCAAAATGTACCTTTGCAATCCTTTCTTTTCCGTCGTCGCTCATCATAAAACGGCAATCCTTTTCATTATCAAAAAAGAAATTTTCAGATAATACCGCCGGGCAAACAGTATGTTTCAGAATATAAAATTGGCTTTCTTTGTCCGGGTCGCCGTCCACATAATCAAAACGCATTTTCCAACCATCCGGGGCAAACTCTTTTTCCGCCTCCTTACAAAGAACGGTTGCGATTGCATCCGCTTTCGTTTGTCCTACGCTGGTATAACATTCCCACCCGGTGCCGCCTCCGGCGTTCCCGTGAACGCTAAACAAAACGGCGTTGTTGCCGCAATCTGCATGGATAACGTTTGCACGGCGGCAACGTTCCGGCAATGATACGTCGGTTTCCTCCGGTACCAAAATTTCAAACTTTACGCCATCGGCTTTTAACATCGCCGCAATACGGCGTACAATGTCACGGTTAAACTCCCATTCAAACAATTGGGAACCGTCCCCCCAAATGGGGGAACGTTTCCCGGCACAATCCACGCCGTGACCTCCATCAAGAATTACAACTTTACTCATTTTCGTTTTCTCCTTTCTTTTTATTGTTTTTGTCGGGGTCGTCCCCAAATTCTTTTTCCAATCTGTCAATCATCGGTTGCAAATGCGACGGCAAAGCCCTTGTAAACTCCAAACGGATAACATGGTAAATAATACGTAATGCCAAATTCCGGGGGTACGCAATAATCAGATTGCGGAACGCATTTTGCAAATACACATACATAAACACGTATGTTAGTGATTTTACCACGATAACCGCCGCATTTTCATCGCCGCAATTTTTCATTATTACAAAAATCGCCTCCACGATAAACAGATACAACAGAAATTCGCACAATGCGTTTTTAAACTTCCGGAACGAAAAGTTTTTGCATCGCACAATCGCCACGCCGTCCGCCCTCATACCCGCCCAAATATTGAACGCAAACATTACTACTAACGCATAAATAAAACCCTTTGTCGGGGTTAAATACCCCAATAACGGGCTAACCATGGAAATGGCTATTATTCGCCATTGTTCCCAATTAAAAATTCTTTCCATTTCATTATAAATCCCAAACAATTTTAATTACATCATATATAATATGCGCCAATACATAATATCCAGCTTGATTAAAATGTACGGTATCACTTCTTAAACTCGTTGGTACAATATTATTGTTAATATCTTCAATATCTTGTTCGGTTGGGTAATTTCCAACCAAATAACCATATTGTAACGCTAACGAAATACCATTATTTACCATTTGTTTCCTAACATTTATATAGTTAGCACCAAATTCTTTTTCCATTTCATTCTCAACCAAATCAGACGTTTTTTTAGGGGGTGACATAACTATATATTTATTAGGATTAATAACACCCAAATACGTTTTAATCATCGAAATATATCTTTTAACGTCTTGAACATTATTAAAGTCACCTTGATAACGTCCGGTTTCATCAATGCTAAAACCACCATTTTGACCAACCCATATAATTTTATATCGTTCGCTTTTTTGATATATTTTATTGGTTGATATGTAAATATTTTCACCGATATTTATTTCAGCTTGTTCGCCTCCATTTAATCTATTAAAAAAATAATCCGCCGTTGACGCTTCTGCTTCTATTTGAGTCGTTGTTAATACTCCGTTAATTCCGCGTATTTCAACATTTAATGTTTTATCTCCTTGTAATAAAGGTAATAATCTTTGGTTGTAAATATTAGTTAGTTTGACTTGAACTTTATCCGTGGTTTGTGGAATAGTAATTTTTTCTTTTACTTTATATGGAATGCCATTCATTCTACCTAATATTGTACCTACATTTTCTCCACCAACACCTAAATTTATAACATTAAAACCAGTTAATTCTTTCAGTTTTTCTTCATATTTACCTGCGGCTGTCAGACTATCACCTATACAATCTATAACATTTTTATTATCAACTATGTCTATACTTGTTTCCGGATTATCGCCTTTGTTAGTACTGATTTTCAATGTATATCTATAAGGTACACGGATAATTTTTTCACCTTTAAGTATATATGATAATACCAATTGGTTGTTCTGGTCATACAAAGCCATATTTGCATAAGTACCTTGTATCAAGGTATCGTTTTGAAAATCGTTCTTAACATACAACGCCACATTTTCTTTTACAGTATTGGTTATTGTATATATACGGAAATTATTTTGTACATCAACAGAACCGTCTGCAAGCAAAATCTTATTCTCCTCAAAATCAGTAACGGATTGAGGATTTATCAAATTGTAGTAAGAAGACACAAAAATGTAGTTTTGTGATAAATCTCTAACTTTTGCTTCAGTTGCTAACCCACTATTTTTAGTCGTCCATGTACCATTATTATTTTGAAATATTACAACTTCATTACCTACATTTATACCACCAAAATTTACATATTTCCCCGGTGTGCTTGCAATCCAAAAAACATTTTGGTCGGGCGTTCCAGGTGTGGTACTAGGCGTTGCAATTCCGGCAAACGTTGCATTCACTCCTATTTGACTAATTAACGTTTTCAATGTGTTTTGTAACACTTGGCCCGTGATTTCTTGCCCGCCGTTTGCTTTGATAACGGCGGCAATTGCTGCTTTTAATTGTTCATAATTTCCCATAATTTGATAATTTAATTGTTTTTGAAATCATTATTGAAATCTTCGTTAAAATCTCCTTTGTTTGCTATTATATAGCCACGTCCTATTTTCTTCACGACGGTATTTGTTTTAAACTCAATTTCCACGCTCGCCAAATCCCCCTGCGTTTGCCATTTCGGGGTAATTAAAAACATGTCGCAATCGTATTCCCTGCCGTATTTATCCGTTATATGAATGTAATCAGCCATACGGATAAAACGCATAACGTCGCAAAGGAACTCCGGTGCCAATATCGTACATTTAAACGTTTTGACTGATATTTGTTTCTCCGGAAAAAAATACCCGTCCCGTTCTTCTCCATCTTCTTCAAATTCATAATCCGGTTTTCCCAACTCTGTACAAAGGTACAACGTATTTTTGAAATCCGGGTTTTTATATACTATTTGCCCGGCGTCAAATACCAAATTTTCAATATCCCACCATTGTATTTTTAAGTAACCGGAAACATCTTGTACGACCGTGAACATTTCGGAATACCACGTTTGCACGCCATCCGATAACGTCATATAATATATTCCGTCCAACTGATTTAATGGCATGGGTAAAATTGACGGGTATAATATAACATCATAACCCAACGTTTGAAACCGGACAATCTGCAATCCGGTTTCTTTCATGTACGTTGTTATGTTTGCAACTTGCTTTCCGGTCTTTTCATACAATACCACTGACGTAACATTATTTGACCGTGTGTTTCTGATTATCTGAAACGGTAACAATCTATCAGCCGGGGCAAATAACGGGTAAATTGCGCCGTATGCGTAACTTTTTCTGTGGTTCTGTTCATTTATTGACGTGTACCACGGTAAAACACTTATGTTGTTATTCTGTATCATATTTCAACGTTGCTTTAATATTTCGACTACACAAATTTACCGAAAGTTTATCAACTTGACCGTTACCGATATATGTTTTAACTAACTGCATCGGGTTCGGGTCTTTTGTTCCTGCAGGAAAATTCAAAGTTTGTTTTTTCTTTCGTTCTATTCCTCCAACTGCATAACTTTGAGCATTGTTTATTTTAAAATTCCGGGCGGGCATATCATAAACCCAATACGTCGGTTGTATGTTTATAAATGCTAAATAACCATTTTGCAAATAATATTCTACATTTTCAACGGTTTGTCTTGTAAACGGCAATTCCAATTGTCCGCCGCCGGACGGCGTAACCGCCGCAAACAATGCGAATCCATCCAAACTAATTGCACCGGGGTTTAACAACATCAAATCAATATCGGACGTAAAATTGGAAATATTTATTTCTTCTATCTTTCCGGCTGTTACATATTTGGACGTAATTTCTATTGGTAAACCCTCAAATGGTGTTGTTACATCATCCATCCACTCAAATTGATAACGTTCCGGCATTTCTACTTTGTCAAATGAATATTCAGACGTTGCAAAAGCTAATTTTTTGCCGTTCCTAACGTTTTCTAATTGTGTTAAATCATAATCAATAATCGGGTTATATCCATACGAACCGCCATTTCTAAACCAACTTACCTGTTCAATTTTAAATTTTCCGTCCTCAATATACCAATAACATTTGTAAATATCCCGTAACATCGTCATAATCTGTTGTAATGTAATCGGGGCTTTTTGCGCCGGGGTTTTATATTCGCCATTAATGATATTACTTTTCTGACTTATTAGCAATTTAAATGACTGCCCGGAAATAGGATTGTTTGTGTTATAAAGAAATTGGCTGTATTCCGGCGTCGCTTCATGCGTTATTCCGGGCGCAAATTCTTTTAATAGCACATTGATACATGACGACAATGTAAACGCATCACGCAAAGTATATGCTTTTCGGGCTTTTTCCTCTAATATCCAATCCATCAGATAAAACCCAAACCATAACGACGCATAACGCCACGTTGACCGGGCAATTGGATAAAACGTTTGCCCGTATATGGAATAAGGCGGCGCAAAATACTTTCCGTTGTCCGCTAATCCCCACTCGGTCGGGGTATCTGAAAAGTTGTTTGAAATAAACGCCACGTCGATTGCGTAACCAATCGCACGCCTATAATTACGGTTATTATCAACTATATCATCGGCGGGCAATGGATATGTATCAAGGTCGTCGATTTTCTCCACGTCGCACAAATATCGGGCGTATATATTATAACTTTTCATATCGGCGTGCATCGTACCCGTTGCTCCGGAACCCTCAACGGCGGTTAAATCAAACTCCAACGTATCAAAAGGAGATGTTGTTGCCTTTGAATAGCGAAACATTACCGTATCATCGGAACGTTTGCGTATTTCGACTATAACACCCCCAAACGGTAAACCCTCAATTCTTTGTTGCGAAATATAGATATAATAATCTACGTTTAATTCCGGGTATAAATTCCCCTCGAAATTATTCGCATTTGCACCAGTTTTCATTCGTCCGATATACAATCCGCCTATTGCCGACGGGGAACCATTCGGCGTAATCTGTATTTCTTTCAAAATATTGCACAATGCAAAATGATATGTACCAACTAATGCGTTTTGGTCAGTCGTGGCGTTTGCGTCTTGTTCCCAATTCGTGCCGCCCAAAAAGCACGAAACAATACTATCTCCGGGAACGTATATTTGTATCAATGGGCGTTTTCTTATTGTAAGAAATTCGATTTGTGGAGCCAACTCAATTAAATTGTATTCCTTTTCCAATCCTGCCAAAACGTCGTTGTATTGGTCTATTGTTTCCGGCTGTACCGTAACCAATTTATCATCATCATTAAACGTACAATCCGTTTTCATAAACTTTGCTTTATAGTATTGATTGTATGTTTGTCCCCAATCATCGCTTTTTTCGATATATAGGAAAAATTCAGAATCAAACGGGGCGTCATTGATAATATCGTAATCAGCACGGACAAAGTTTATTTTACCGGACAATTTAGCCCGGTAAAACCTTTGATTTGTTTCCAACTCATAATCCAACGTTAAATCATCCTTATAATTGGGGCAGACGGTTTGTTTGGTTCCGTCCTCCCCTATCTGCAAAAAGAATCTATATTTTGGTGTCATAGTCTTTTTATTTTACGTTTCAAATTCTTGTAACTTTCAATCGTATTTCCGTCGCCATCCACGTAAACCCGTCGTCGGTTCTGTTCCTTAATTTCCCTTACATCATCCGACAAATTGCGTAAATCCGGGCTTTGTCCGGTAACGTTTAACGTCAAACCGTCGCCGTCTGAATAGGATTTTAAATACTTATGTGCAAACGTACCATTGTTTAGCGAATTGATAACGTCCGGTATTATCTTTCTGAAACGGCGTGAACTTCGTTTATTTATCACGGCGAAAAATTCGCCTCCCTCGGCACGGCGGCGGGTTCCGTCCGGTTTCGTTCCTAAATCAATATCATTTCCGCTTTGGTGCGAACCGCCCTCCAAAAGTTCAACGGTACCGTCGCCGTATGTTTCCGTTCCTCCGGTTCCTCCGGTCTGTTTTGCCAATTGCGCCGCCTTGATTTTAGACGCTGCAAAACTCGCCCACATTACGGCAATTGCAGGTATTGCAAACGGGAAACCTAATTGCGACCATATCAGCGCCGTTGCTGTTACCATGTTTCCGATTTGCTGCAATGTTTGTATTGCTGCCTGCTGTTTTTGCGCTTTCTGTTGTTCTTTCAACGCTTTTTCTTGGTTTTTCTTTGCCAAATCCAACTCCTTTTGCGCTTGTACAACATTATTGGCGTACCCGTTTGCCCTTGCTTCCAATTCTGCATCCAACGCCGATTGTGCGGCGGAAACCTCTTTATCCGCTTGCTCAACGGCTGCATCTGCTGCGGCAACACGTGCCGCCGTGAATGTATTTAACGCATCCAATGCGTATTGCATAGACGTATTAATTGCCTCTTTTTGGTCGTCGTCCAAATTAAGCCCAAACAAACCGTAAATGTCTGTTCCTCGTTCCTCCCCTTTGGATTGCTCAATTTCTTGGTCTATTTTTTTAATAGTGTTTTGAATTGTTTGTACCTCAACATCAGACAATTTATTGGCGGCTTGCTGATTTAATTCTAAAACCTTTTGCAAACGTTCCTTTTCTGCTTGCAAACGGAATTGAGTTTTCCGGGCTTCTGAATTTCTCAACAAATCAAACTCCGATTGTGCCAACGCTTGTTGTTGGTCGAATATCTGTAATTGCGCTTGCAAATATTCGTCCGCAATTCCGGCTCCCTTTGCGTCAAAACTTGCATTAATCGCCGCGGCGTCCTGCTGTTGCCCGGTCGGTTTCTGTTGGTTCTGTAATAATGCGGTTTGTCTTTCGTTTTCCAACAACTGCATCCGCAATTGTCTTTCCTGCTCGCTTCCCTCTTTGACTGCTTGCAAACGTAATTCAATGCTTTCTTTCTGTAACGCCAATTCCTGCAATTGTCGGTCTTGTTCGATTTTCAATAACGCCTCGGTTTGTTGCTGTTCCAACGCCGTAATTGTGGCGTTTATCGCTTGACGTCCGGTTTCGTTCAAATCCTTTTCGGTCTGCAATTGGTGTTGTAAATCCTCAATTTGGCGGGAATACTGATATTGCGTTTGTTGGCGACGCTTTGCCCATTCGTCGGTTTCCAACTGCAATTGTGCATCCTGCAATTTTCGGGTTGCTTCCAAATTCTTTTTATATGCCGCCTCAATTTGTTTTGCTTGCTGTTCTGCTGCCTTTTCCGCATCGCTTTTACCCATTGGCGTTACGGTTGGGTTCTGTGTCGTTACGGGCTTATTGTCTGTTTGTGGCGTCGGGGTATCTCCAACAGAAACCGGGATTGTTAACGGTTTTATTTTCTTTTGCATACCATCCAAACCCTCTTGGAAATTTTCTGTTATGTCTTTAACTTGGGCTTTAACCAAATTTCCGTACGCTGCTGCATAATCTGCCAATCCTTTTTTTACTTCGTCAAAATCTAACGTAAACGCCCCCTTTAATGCGGTTCCGGTTGCTTTGACTATATCAATAAAGAATCCAAACAAATTTCCCAACGTATCAAATGTTGTTTTGAATCCGGCAACAATCCCATTCCAAATTGCACGTATCAAAACACTTTCATTGTATAACTCAATCAAGTAATTGACAACATCAATAACCCCTTTTATTATCGCCGTCAATCCTTGGTTAACAAAAACTTTTGCCTGCGTTGTCAACGTTTCAAAATTCCCTCCGGTTGCGTCAAACAACCCGGATAATGCGTTTTGCAACTCAATTTGGCTTTGCAATTGTTCCTCCTGCAATTGCGCCAAAACTCCGGCTTTCCCTTTTACTTCATCCATGTTTGTTGAAATATCTTTCAACGTGCGCAAATACTGCAATCCGGCGTCCTCTCCGGGCCCCCCGAATATATCTGCAATTGCAGCCCCGACCGTTGCCGCATTATCCGGCAATTCTGCCAATTTTGCGGAAACGTCTTGTATAACATCGAACGTTGTTTTGGTTCCGGTCTGCAAATCTTTTTGAACTTGTTCCGACGAAATACCGATACCGTCCAAAGCCGCCGCCGTCGCCGTCGTCATTTCACGCAAACGCAAATTTGCCTCCTTAATTGCGTCAACGCCTTTGTCTGAAAAGATACCCATTTTGTTTGTTTGGGTAACAATTGCAACAAATTGGTCTGCTGATATTCCCGCCTCTTTGAAATATGCCGGGTATTCTTTCAACGTGTCTAAAAATTCCCCGTTCGCATCGCCTCCGGCTAAAAACCCATCCTTAACCAATTGCAATGCCTCATTTGCAGAAATACCAAATTGTTTTGATAATGCGTTTGTTGCAATCAATGTTTCCCGGAAATCTGCGTTGAATGAATCGGCGACGGCTTGCACCTCATTTCTAAACGCTTTCAAATCATCGCCACTTTTCCCGGTAAATTGTTGCGTCAATCTCGTTGCCTCAACTAACCCGGCGTTATAATCGTACCACCATTTAAACGCCGCACCCGCCGCCGCAATTCCGGCAATCGCCAAAAAAACCGGGTTTGAAAGTAATCCCAACAAAGTTTTTCCCAATGCTTTTGCCCCGTCGCCAATAGCTGTAAAAACGGCTTTACTTTCAGCCCCGCCACGTCCTAACGCCAAAAGACTTTCGCCAAATGCGCTATTTAAACCTAACGTTTCTTTTAATTTGTCGCCATACGCAATAATTGCGTCGGACGCCTCCGTATAATTTCCGACGTTCAATTGAAATTTCCCGGTTGCTTCCTGCAAACGTTTCATTTCTTCGTATATTTCTTTGGTTTGTGCAACCAATTTTCGCCCCTCCTCGGTGTTTTCCCGTTCGGCTTTAGTCATGTTGTTTAAATAAATCTTATTCAATGAATATTGCGCCGATAAACGGTTATAACTACCCTCGGCGGATTGATTTATTTTCACAATCAGTTTATTAATTTGGTTCGCTTCCTGCTGTGCCAATTTTAACTCGGCTAACTTTTTGGCGTTCTCGCTTTCTGCAAACGCCAAATCACGTTGCGCACGTGCCAAACGTTCCGCATCGTCTGCGGCTTTTTTGGTTGTCTTTCGCCCGTCCTCCGTTGCGCCGGAAACCTTTTTCAGAATCTCCGCCAATTGTATTGCTTCGGCTTTGATATTTTTCAGCGCATTTGTATATGTGTCCGAAAGTTCATCCAATTGTTTTATCAAATCTGTAATCGAATTATCCGGGCTTATTAAATCCGAATATTTGATTGGGTTGTTATTGTCTGCCATACGCCGATTATTAAGTTATTTACGGGAAATTCCCCGTCTGTTGCATTTTCTTTTCTCAAATGTGTAATTTATCGCCTAAAAATAAAAACGCCGGAAATCGCCTTATTTTGCCATTTTTTGCTTGTTTGCTTTTTTGGCTTGTTCCTTGATATACTCAAATGCGTTGTAATATTCCAAAACGGTAAATTTCTTTGGGTCAACATGCAAATTTTGGGACAATATCAAACACATATTTTCAAATTGTCTGTCATGCCTAATTTCCACGCTTTCCGACCCGGTAAACGTCTGCGGGTTGAAATAGGTTATCAACTCCGCCGTAATGTCGTCAATCTCTTTTGCGTCCGCCTCGGTTGCCCGACCGTCTATTATTGTGCGTAATACAACAATTGTTCTTTGCTTCAATTTATCGTAATACTCTTTCAATGTCGCATCATCGAACAACCGGGTAAAATACAAACGCAATTCATCGTCTATTTTTTTTTTAACCGCTTCCAAATGGGCGGTTATCTCTGAATTTGCAACATCTTTAAAAAGACTCATTGTTTGTTGCAATCCATCATCTGACAAATCATTTCGGGGTTTACCATTTATTGATTTAACCAACACGGCAAAAGCCAAATGCCGGGGGGAAACCTCGGATTGAATGAAATATATGTTTTGGCGCATATTTTCCAACTCAACGGTTGCCATGTTTGGCGTTGGGCTGTTCAAATAACGTATTACCTTTTCAATATGTCGGTCAAAATCTGACAAATCGGAACCAACCCCGGCGTCAACCAAAAGCATTTTGTTATACTTGTGGAAACGCATAATTGGCAAATCCTCGATTGAATCATACAACTCAACGTTCATTCCTTTTATTTGTACATTCTTCATAATAAAACACGTGTTATCATTGTACTACAAAAGGGAACGCCCAAAAATGAGAGGTTCCCGGTAAATATCAACGCAAAGAAACAAATCAAAACGCAAGTCCACCACGACAAACAGAAATCGCAATTAAACATCTTTGAAAAGAAATCGTTCCCGTGAATCTGTACCCATTCAATGACGCCCCATTTGCGTAATAACGTCAGCACAAAAGCCGCTATTAATGCGACAACAATAATGTTATAAATAAAATGTTCCATATACTACAATTTACATGTTTCTCCAATACTCAATTCGCCCTCAAACCGGAATCCGCCGAACGGGTGCATTAAAAATTGGTTTTCTATTTCATCCAACGAAAAGCCCCTGTAAATGTTTTCCGCCAATTCGTACACTTTGTTTATTCTGTAACTTCCATTTCGCACCAAAAAACCGCCGTTCAAAACGTCCAATATTTGCCGCTTCAAATCCTCTTTGTTGCGTGTGCTTGCATCGTTGTATATCTTTCTGTAATCAAACCAAAAGATAATCGAAAACGCCGTTTTTATCCCAATATCAACGCCGGGTTCCCAACTTATGTTTTGCGGGTCGTCAACCCAAAAAAAACAGAAATTACCAATATTTGCATCCGGCGTTACTTCCATATAATCGTTATTGCCGGAATAAACATTTGGCGTATAATATCGCTTTTGGTTCCCGTTGTATTTAACAAGTCTTTCCGCCCTGCCAAATGCAAAATCCAACCACGGCAAATTATCAACCAATCCGTTTTGAATGTTCCCAATAATCCGGTCTAACAATTCCGGGTTGTCAACAACCGGGGCTTTTACCTTATTTGCCATAAATTTGTTTTTTTGTTTCTGCCATTAAATCCGGGAAAATATATTTCCAAATCAATATTGAAATATTTTCGTCGGTTAAACCCAATATTTGACGACCGTATTTTTTTATTAAATCCTCTGTTTTAAAGTCAGACGCTTTAATTTCAAATTGTTTGTCGCCAACCTCTAAATAAAAACTACTTTCAAAATCTCCCTCATCCCGTAACGTTACCCGGTTTGTCGGCTGTCCCTTAGCCTCTTTAATTGCGATTGTTACGGGGCTGTATGGTGCATAATCCGAAATTTCGACGCCCAAACGGTTAATACCTTGTTCAAACAATTGTTCCTCGGCGTTCAAATCAACTATATATGCCTCATTGTCCCATATAATGTTTTGTATTATCCGCCCGGACGTCAAAGCCTCGTTGAAATCCGCAACCCTTTTTCGCAAATCGGTTATCCGTTTCATAAATACAACTTTTACATGAAATTATATACAACTTTCCCTTTGAATTATATAATTACACGGTTCTGTATCTTACCCCACGGTTATTGCAGGCTAAACAGATACGGTCTAACCCTTGCGTATCTATTTGCAACGCCTCATAAGACTTTTTAAGGTCGTAACCTAAACCGCCGGGACGAACGCCGGACGTGTTGCCGTCCAACTCATACAAAATATCCATCCGGGTTGCGTTTGATTGATTGCGGTTAACCCTTACGTTGGGGTTCATTGCCAACGTCCGCAATGCAATTGCAGCAACTTGTCTTTGTATTACCGTTTGGAAAATCTGCCTTTGGGAAATAATGAAATCCGTTAAATCGCATCCAATAGTAATTTCGCAATTCAGCCCGTAATTTTGGGTTCGTGTGTACATCGTGTATGCAATATCCCACAACTCCGGGTATTCTGCGAACGTTTCCGGCGCATTATACATAAACGGCGTTACTTGCAAATACTTTGTCAATTCTCGCCAAACCTCAACGGAACCCATGTTGCACGTTCCGCACGGCTCCCGGCTCCAATCCTTTGATACGTTAATTGCTTCCATTCCGGCGGGTAATTCGTCTTGATTGTAGCAAAGGAACCACGCCCCCCCGGCGTTGTTCTTGTCGCTTATATACGGCAAATAACAATCAGTTAACGGGAACCACTGAAAACCGCCATTTGTAACGGTAAAATTCAAATCAAAAGTCTTTATTGGGTCTATCTGCGACGAATGAAACAAATACATTCTAACAACCCCGGTTCCCCCGGTCATTTGCAAACCTATCTTTTCAATTTTCGCCGTCACTCCCATTGCACGAACCGGGACAATTTCAAATCCTACCAACTTATGATTGTTTTGCAACGTCGCCCGTATGCGTCCGGCACCATCAAAGAACGTTTTTCGCTCCAACAAATTACGTGTTTCTTTATCCAACTGCTTAATCTGTGTAAACGTCTGTATTGCGGTCGCAATTCCGTTTCGGGTCATTCTCTCCAAAAAGTCCGTCAACATATTATACGGTTTCCAATATGGGTTTCCGTAATCCTCCCGGCTGTAATCATTATTAAAATCGCTTGCCGTTGGTTCCTCTCCGGTGTTGTCAATTTTAGCAATCCAAACAATACCGTTATGGCTCACTTTCTGCCCGGCTTTGTACGGCAATATCATGTTCCATTCCGGGTATTGCAGCCCCCAATCATCCGGCATAATCGCCGCCATATTATCCAACGTCAAAAGCGGGTGCGCACCTTGAAAATACAACCCACTTTCCGTCTGCGTTAAATTGTCGTCTATCGCCTTTGCCGGGTCGTATGATTGCTCCCACCCGCACACATTTTTTAACGCTTCGCATATTTCATTTATTCTTATCATAAAAACGCCCATTTATTTCCCATATTAGGAATTAAGATTGCAATAAATAAGGGGGCGGGGATAACCACCCCGTCCCCTCGGTTAAATAATTCGTTATGCTCCGGCGTTATGCGCTCGCACCTCCGGCGGGAAATTCCCCGGCGTTGGTTACATATACAGGCATACCCAAAGGTACATTTTCCGCACGTGCTGCAATCTGCGCTTTGATAATCGGATTTGCAACGGTTGTTGGGTTGCTGTTGTAAGCAATTACAAACGCAACGTCTGCGCTAAATCCAAAATATTCTTTCACGTTGCACGTCATATCGGCACTCGCTGCGCCTGCTGTCTGTGACTGGTCGCCAACTGCTGTGTAATAGTGCGAACCAACGGGCAAATCAATGTACGGCAAACGTACAACGTCCCATTCGTGGAAATTCGCACGGGTGCGGTTCAACGCCTCACGGTCAACACGTGTTAAAACGCCAACGTTACCATCCTCTACGGCAAAGAATGTGCCGTTTTTGCTAGCTTCATTTACGACGTTGTTTGTATAATGGAACACTTTATTTTCGTATTCCATACGCTTGTTTACGTCGTTATAAATACCGTGCTGTGCCAATTTTTTAATAAGGCTGTCAATTCCGGCGTTACCTACGACGTGAACCAAACCCGGATAACAATTTGCACGCATAATCGGGTTAATATCGCCCATAATTTCGGTTGCCATCTGCGTTGGAACCTCAATAACGTTTGCAGCGAATTTGTAATTCAACTTGTCTTTCAATACTTGGGTTTTTCCTGCCTCCAACGCTGCAACGGCTGCTTGGTCTAACGAATTTGCAAACGCTCTGCAAACCTTTTCCATTTTGCGGTTGAAATCGTGGTCATACGAAATTTCGTTGTTCATATACAACGTTGGCACCATTGTAAAGCCGACGGAATATGTCGCCCAAACCACGGTATAAAGTGCGGACGTGTTTTCATCGTCCGGGATAACACACGTACGAACGTTGCTAACCGTAACGTCGCCATCGTAATTGATAACCGGAACTTGTACCGTATTTCCGATTGAGGCAAACGCACGTTCACGCAATTTCGGGGACAAAATGGAATTTCCGGCGTTGGTCTGTTCAATGAAAAAATCCAATGCGCCATACTCGCACGGGCGGGTCATATTACGGTCTAACTCCGGGTTTTCTACTCGCCAATTCTGTAATCTTGTTGCAATTAAACTCATAGTCTTTTTATTTTAATTTGTTATTAAATGCGGGTTTACCCATTACCCGGTTATCTCTCCGGCAATTTGTTAATACTATTTTCCTGCCAAACCTTTCTCATATCTTCGTCAAACTCTTTGGAACCTACCGTTTTACCTTGCGCCATCAATTGTTTTGTAATAAGTTCGTACGCCTCTGATTGCGTTTTGGCTCCGCTTACGTCCAATGTAATTCCGCCGCCTCCGGCGCCGCCTGCGGGCGGAATTGTGCCGCCTCCGGGCTGTTGTCTTTGCTGCTCCAATACTCCCATCGTTTCCAATTCTTTTGTCAGCAACTCGGCGGGCGTGAATGGGTTCAACTGATTGTTTGGATTGCGCATAATTGCGCCGCTTGCATCTTTGAACGCCAAAACCTTTCCGCCGTTTCCGTCGTCTATATATTCCGGGTTCATGCCTTTTACTTTTTCGGTCGCCTGCGTCAAAATAACCTTTGTTACGCTTTCCGGGAATCCTGCTTTGAATTTAAGCCCGGCGGCGGCCGTCTGCAATGCGTTGTCAATTCTTACTCCGAACAATTCTTTTTCGTGGTTTGCCTTTTCTGCCTCATACTTGGTTGTCAACTCGGTAAACTGCGTTGTCACGTTCTGCAAATCTGCTTTTGCCTGCTTCAATGCTTTCACGGTTTCCGCATCTGCCGCACCATCGGCAATTGCCTTTTCTAAACGGGCTCTTTCCTTGGTCAATGAATTAATCTGCGATTGCAGGCCGGTTGCGCCATCGGCTTTTGTTTTCATTTCCCCCATTACACGTTTTGCGTAATCATACGTTTTTTCGGTTCCATTTTTAGCGATACCGGAAACCGCCAAAATATCGGCATCCAAAGCCCCGTAAATTTCGCCCGTTTTCTTGGCAATAACGCTGTTTTCGTCATTCTGCGATAATGCTGTTATCGCTGTAATCTGTTCGTCAGACAATCCCGACAAAGCCGCATTTGCAACTAAAATTTCTCTCGTTAACATAATATTCTTACCCTTTGAATTAATTAAGTGCGATTGCTTCTACTTCTCCGCTGCTTGCGTTAATAATATCAATTGTGTATTTTGGGGAATCCCCGGTTGTGTCAACCAACCAACTAACAACACGTGCATGGCTGATTTTCTTTTCAACCTCTTTTGTTACCAAAATAACGTCGGTAATTGTTCCGCCCTCAATACATTCAATCAACTTTTTCTTTGTGTCGCCGTCCAATGCTGCGGCGGTTGTGGCTACTTCAATAACCAAATTGTCTTGCTGTGCAATCTGTGCCATATTCGTAATTTTTAATGGTTAAACATTCTCGTTGTTTTCCGGGCTATCGCCTGCCGCTTCCTCTGCTTCTGCTGTTTTTTCGGCTTTTGGTTTTCGTCCGGCTTTCTTTGGTTCTGCTGGGATAACTCCGGCGGCTGTCAGTTCTGCAATAATTTCGGCTTTCATTTGTTCACGTTCTGCCGCCTTTGCTTCTGCTGCCGCCTTTGCTGCTGCTTCTGCCTTTGCTCGTTTGCTGGCTTCAATCTTTTCTTTGTTCGCTGCCTCCCAAACGTTCGGGTCGTGCATAATGTCAACTTTATAACCCATTTTTCGCAAATTGTGCAATCCGAATGTTTCAAAGAACTTTTTTCCGAAAACCTGCATACGTGGTCGTGAAATTCTTTCGCCCGTTTCTTGGTTGAATTTTACAACCTCAATACGACAATGATAAAAACTTTCTTCCCCTTTGGGAACAATGAAATTTTCCGGGGTAACGTCCAACAATCCGACGTCCTTTGTTTTACCCTCTGTTTCTGCTTTCACTCGCATAATCATAAATTTTTTTTGTTATTACTTCAATTTTCTTGGAAAATGGTATTTGGCTGCCAAATTCCAAAACGTTTGTATTCTCACGTTCAAACCTACGCACAAAATTAGCGAAATTCAATTTAATGCGCAATTCATCCTCGGTAATTAGCTGTTTTTCGTACAATTCTAATACTTCCGGACGTGTCAAATGTCGGTACGGCTCCAATTCTGCCAACACTAACATACGTTGCATTTGTATTGGGTCGTGTCTGTACTCCGTTTCGATAATCTGATTTTGTAGCGCATCCAATTCCCCCTCGCTTGCTCCGCTTTCTTTCGCCATCTTATAACGTTCTCGCAATTGGGTTGCATCAGACAAATAAAACTCGGTGCCATAATTGATTTTTGCCGAAACAAACATTGTTCCATAACGCAAACGGCAAACGGTTTCGTCAACGAACTTTTGCGCCGCCTCAAAGCCTTTTTTTACTCGGTTTAATACCGTGCTTTGGCTTTCAAAATTGGCTTTAATTTGCTGTTCATTTAATGCTTCACGGGTTGTTATTTCCTCGTTGGTACCAACAACCGCCGTAATTATGTTTGTACGCAACCGTTCTTCCTCGCTAACGTTATAATCCAAACTATTACGGTCAACGGTCAACATCTGAACCGGGTTGCGCAAATCCGGCTGTTTGTCGCCGTCCGGTACCGGAATTTCAATGAATGAACCAACCCCGACAATTCGTTTATCTCCGCATTTCGGGCAACGCATCAATAAACCCGCTTGGTCTAATTTATAATAGCCTTGTTTATCTTTCAAAAACCCGCCGTCGCAATAATCGCCGTTTTCGCCGTTCGTAAAATCGCAACTTTGTTCATATCCGGAATAAATCGGGTACGACCCGTACATATCCAAATTTTTCTTTGATAAATGATAAAAAAGGAACCAATCTAAACTTTCCAACTCGGTTGTTAACGGGGACGCCTTAACGTCCGGTTCTCTCAAACTCAATGGTTCGTTCCAAAAAAAACGTGCTGGGCAATATCCCAAATCGTGCGGGCTATCAATCAGCAATTCGCCAATATTGCCTTTTTCCTCGGTAAATACCCGGTATCGTTCATCGTCAATTACGGCAATACGGTTGTCGTCCTGCCGGAATATTATCCAACGCATAACGCCCGTTGTTTTGTCTGCCTTGTATGAAATAACGTGTTCTATTGGCAACCAATAAAAGTACGGTTGCGGGTAATTATCGCCGGGGGATTGCTCTTTTGGCAAATCAACAATTAATACGCTGTTAATTTCGGTTTTGAAATATTCCCATCCCTTTGTGCTCCAAATTTCGGGTTCTTCCAATACGTGTTGTCTGTAATACTCCCAATCGTCCCTTTGTTCGCTGTTCATAAACTGATAATTGAACGCCGGGTTACGACCGTCAAAAATGCGGCTCAACTTATCAAAACAAACGCCCGTTACCTCGTTTGTCTTTACGGGGTAACGGAACAATGTTTTGAACACTTTGAATTTGTCTGCGGGTATAAGGTTTGAAACATAAGCCAAAAAATCGGTCACGGGTTGCGTAATGTATGGCGTCAACGCCTTTTCCGCATGAAATCGTATGCGGTTTTGGTGGTAAATCGCCCTACTTATCGCCGCTTTGTTCCGTGGCTCCGTTATCTGCTTTTTTATTTCTCTTATATCTAAGCCCATTTTCTTTGTCAAATTCAAATTTACTATTTTCCGGTAACTGCCAACCGCCGTTATTTGGCATTTTTAAAAGTCTTTCGGCGTGGCTAACTTCAAAATCTCGTGTCGTTTTCAATGTTTCATTTTCCAACGTCACTATTGTTTGTTTACCCTGCTGCATTTTTTAAGTCTGTTAGCGGGTTAAAATCTTCCGGTACGATAATAGTCAAATCATCCGACCAATTAGGTAAAAACGACCATTGTATTGCGTTGCTATCGGGTGCCTCAAATCCTCCCAATGTTTTATCCCCGATAAACAAAGAACGAATTGGAATAGGATAATGCGTTTTTGCTGTTGTCGGGTCTTGCAATGCACCAATTGCGCCGTTTTCATCAAACAAATAAACCCCCAAATTTTGGGAATCGCTTTCACATTGCAAATCTTTCAATGCTTTAATCAGTGATTGCGGCATTTTACGCATAACCGCCGTAAATGGGGTTGGCTCACGTCCAATAATTTCTTCAATACCGCCCAACGTTTCGTTTCCTCCGCCGAACGTACGGGGTGCGCCTGCTTCTGCTGTCGGTGCTTGGATATACGGGGAGACAACAACTTTCGTGTCGTCATCTGCCGATAACAACGGCGTCCATGACGCTTTTTTCCCAATACCCGCCGTCGTGGTAAATGAATTTTTTACTCCGGTGCTTTTATACAATCTCTGAAACGCTACTTTCTGAATCTGTCCGAAGCTCTCGGCACACGTAAAGTTTGGAATGTTTGGCAACGCTGCTGCTGCCGGGCATTTACAAATCGCCATAATCTTTAAATTTTTAACGTTAAAACTAAATTTATAATCTCCGGGGCTATCCCTTTGCCCCTTTCTTTTTGCAAAGTTATAATATTTTCCGGTTAATTTCTTGCATATATGGAATTTATTGTTAGTTACGGCGTGTAATACCCTTACATGCGGCGTTGTATGGCTTAATATTACCGTCCGCCAATTCCTTTTCATAAATTCCGGTTAAACCGTCCTCCGGGTCGTCATGGGCATTTGCAGGAAAATCACGCAAAAAACCGGTCAAATGTTCGTGTATCTTTGGAAAACGTTGTTCCCATCCAATTGGCATTATTATTTGTGCATTTACCATCGCTGAATTTGTTATAATACGGCTTTCCTTGTTTGCACCTTGATAAAATGGTTCTGTTACTGCTTTTATCTTTTTCCTTATAACCTTTTCAAAGCCGGAACCGCCGTTGTTACTTTCAATCCATGCTTTTTGCGTTCCACAACGGTTTATCATTTCCGGGACGGTAACGGCTGTTACTTCTGTATTTTCCTGCGTAAATACCATGTCAGTAATTAGCGCATACAAAATCGGTTCAAACCGTTTCTTTTGTTCGTTCCATGCCTCATTACCTGATTTGTAAATGTCATAACATGCCGAAAATGTAAAGTCGTCGCCCTCGTCGGCAACGTCTGTATAATTTCCGCTACGTACATACGTCCCCCATTCGGATTTGTCAACGTATGTTCGGAACGGGTTCCGGTACAATTTACCCTCTGCGTTTCCGGGGTTGCCTTGATACAAACATTGAAATTGTACGGGGTCTAACGCTCTTTGTCCCTCCAATTTTGCCCGGCTGTGTCGTCTATCCCATAACGCCTCCCCCGGTTCCCGTGGGTCAATCTCTGTTGGTTCCCCGGTTTTCAGTCCCTCAAAATTTATTCGTACCCATGCGCCCGCCGGAATGTCTTTTACATCATCCCAACTTTTAATATCAATTACGGTTTCCCCGCTTTTTTCTATGCGCCCAATCAAATCATCGTCATGCCAACGGGTAAACACAATTAATTCTTGGGAATCATTATGCAAACGGGTACGTACAACGGTCGTGTACCATTTCCACGCCGCATTACGTACAATCGGGCTGTTGCCCTCGGCATAATCTTTGTAAACGTCGTCCAAAATAGATACATCAACCGTTTTTGACGTCAAAGAACCGCCACGACCGACAACACGCAACGAACCCTTATGCCCAACCATTTCTATGACGTCAGAATTTCGTAAATACGTATTAGCCATTGTTACAACGTTGGAACCGTTCAAATACGTTTCCGGGAACAATTCCCGGTATCTTGGGGTATCAATTATTCTTTGTACGTCCCGGTTAAAATCTCTCGCAATGGTTGCCGCATACGACCCGATACAAATCTTTTTGTCCGGGTCTAAACCTAACATAAAAGCGGGTGTTTTCCGGCTTGAACCCTCGCTTTTCCCATGTTGGGGCGGCATTTGCACAATCATTTTTCGTATTAATCCGTGAGCAAACATATCTAACAACGTGTAATAAACGACGTGAAACGGTTCCAAAGCCAAATCCGGTTGCATGTACCGGGCAAAGTTTATCAGCCTATGGCGTGCCGCCGCTTTTACTATCTCGCCGGGGTTGTTTTTCAATGCTGCATACATTTTAAGCAATTGTTCTTTATCCATTTTGTTTAATTCTTAAAAATAAACCATATATTTTTGTCTTACCCCCGTATTTTTTCTGACTTAAAAACCGTGAATCTTAAAAAACAACCAATTTATTGTTTCATTTTCCATTTGTCGCACGCTTTTTCCGAACGTATCATACTGCGATTTTCGACAAACGGGCATTTTAAACAAATTGGCTTTCCGTCCATATCCAAATTTGAATATTCAAAATAAAATTCGCCCCAACCACATTCGCCGCACGTGTGTACGGGTTTCGGTTCATCCTTTTTCTTGATATTATTCTTTGTTGTTCGTGCCATCGTCAATTACTCCTTTTTCCGCTAATTGTTTTTTATATTCTGCTGTTTGCAATTTATCGGCGACCGCAAACAATAGGTCGTCCGGGATTGCTGATACATCGTATTTCGGCGCATCGCTATTTGTATTTTCTTTCAATCCCGGTATATCAACTTTTATTGGCGCATCAAATCCTAACATCTTTGCCCGGCGTTGCTGCACATTCAAAAGCAAATCCAAAAACCGGGGGTTTCCGGCGGACGTTTCCGTTGTGGTTTCCTCATACCCGTAATATTCCGGGTTGTCGCCATCCTCCAACACTTTACGGGGCTTTGCGTTCTGTCTGTTTTTCTCTCGCAATTTCCCGGTCTTTGAACGTTCCCACGCCTCCCACAATTCAACCTCCATTTTATCCAACTTTCGCAATTCCTGCGTAACGTAATCGTCTATATTTTCCATACGTTCACGTTTCCACTCAATTAGCAATTGTTGCATATCCCAATATACCATTTGTTTTGTTATGGTATAACCGACGCCACGCCGGGCGTTTTCCTCATTCAGTCTTTCCGAAATCTCCCTATACGTGTAACCACGTAAAAACAGATTTGAACAAAAAGCCAAATCAAACTCCCTTTGGTCTTTTGTTCGTTTGCACATTTTCGGGCGTCCGCCCCTTTGTCTTTTACTCGCTTCCATTTTTCAAACCTTTTTATAACAGCAAAGCTATTTACTTTGCTTTCCTCTCAAACGTCGCTTTCCTTTTGCTTGTTGTTTTCGGGTAATTTTCGTTTTAAGCGGGTTTCGTTTGTTCCTTGATACTTTTATTGTCTTTTGTATTTTCGTCGCCCTACGGGGCTAATTTTGGATTCTTTCGTTTCTGTACCTAAACGACAAAGCCCCGGTTATAATTCCGGGGCGTTTTTTATGCCTTATATATCTTGTCCCATGTATTTGCATGAATAATTATCTTTGACGGTTCCCCGTCCTTTTTTATGGTTCTTATATCATACGAAAAATCTCCATAATCATTTGCATATATTTTTTCAATTATTCCGCTTCTGTTTAGGGTAAATATAACTTTTTCGCCTACCTTGAAAGGACAATTTGCAGCATTATAGCTTTCTACTGCTTTTTCCCTTTCTTTATCATTAAACTGCAAAGCCTTTTCCCTTATATGGTTTAATTCTGCCATTCTTTTTACGTATGTTTCTTTATCCATAACTTTATTATTTTTCTGTTGGTAAATCTACGGTTAACAATACGGGTTGCAATGGTTGGTTAAACGTCGCAACCGACAAATGTATTGTTCCGGTTTCTTTTATTCTCTCCAATTCTTCCGGGGATAACTGCCATTTGGTAATTATAATCCCCTGCGGGTCATTGGGGATTTTCATTGCAGGTAACGGCATGTATTCCGGTTGGTCTTTTGCAAATATTACATTCACGCCGGGAAATTCAACGGGTTTCATTGCCTTGCTCCTTTCTTGGTTTCTTTCTAAACTTACGTTTCTTTTCCGGTATCTCAATACGGTGTATCTCAACACGTGCGCCAAAAGCCTTTGCCAACTTTCCGGCAACTTCTTTTACTTCTTCCGGTATATCATTTTGAGGCTTTCCCGACGCATCGGCGTTTATCTGTTTTAGCAATCCGGCGATTGCTGTTTTTTCCTCTTTGTCCGTTGTCGTCTTGAAACGCTGAATCAGATTTGCAATTGGTTGCGTTCTCATAAAGTCAGCACATTTAAAACGGTCTTTGCAAATATTGCAATCATCCGGGTAATTGTGTTTTGCATCCTGCGAACTCTTTTCGTCTGCCTTTCTGAATCCGTGCCATTCGTCACGGCGGGCGATTGCTTCCGTAAATACCGCCATTGCATCAATACAAATTTCTGCCAAAATATAATCCGGGGTATCTCTCATTTCCTTTTCTAAACCGTGCTTATTAATAAGTTCGGTTAGTTCTTGTTTAAAATCTTTTTTCATACGCTTAAACTTCTACATGTTCAATTTGTGGTAACTTCTTTATGTATTCCAACATCGCCGTTTTGCTTTCCTCGGTTTCGTCGGTTCTGTTTATTACCAACTGAATAACTTCCAAAAGATAATCGCTATCAATACACGCATTATCAACGTCGGTAATATTATACAATGGTTCCGTTATTTCCTTGACGGCTTTAAATGCTTCTTTTGTCAACTTTGCGGCTTTTTTGAATCTCATTTTTTCGCCCTTTTCAAAGCATTTGCCTAAATGATTTAATTTATCATCAGCGTAAAAAACGCATGTATGTGCCATGTCCGCCAAAAGATACGCCGTATTTGTAAGGAACAACGCTTTTTTTCTTAATTCTTCTTTTTCTTCGTTTGTCATAGTCTTTTGTTAAAACGGTTCTCAAAATGTTTGTATTGTTCGGCGGTTTCCTGCTGCATATTACCGCAAACCGGGCTTTCCGGTTTGTTGTGTGGGTGTTTGCGCATAAATTCCGGGTTTTTCTCACGTCCTGCAATTTTAGTATATGCCATTTCCTGCAATTCCTTTTGGCTATACCCTAATAATGCCGCAATATGGAATAAAACAACGTTTACGTCCGCCAATTCGTCGATAATATCATGCGTTCCGGGATTAATTTCGTTTATTTCTCTTTGCGTTTTTTCCCTGCTTAAATATCTTTCAAACGCTTCAAACAATTCGTTGTATTCCTCGGCTAATTTTCCCAATCTTTTTTCTATATTCTTGCCGAAAAGTTTATTCATCTTTTCAAACAATCGCTTTTCGTCAAAGTTCAATCCGGCGGTATTGGCGTCTTTTTCTTCAAAATTAGCCATAAACGTTTGCATATCCATTTTGCCAAATTTTCCGTCCGGTGCCAATACAATAAAATTTCCCTCCGGTACGTCCAACATTACGCCGTTTTCGGTCGGGAATGAATAAACCGCCAAACCGCCGGGCGTTCTCGGAATCTGCATTGTTCCGCCTCCGGTAAAAATCTGCAATTTTTCCCAATTATCACGCTTTACGGGTAATGCACGAACTTCTAACAATCGGCGACAATAAATATCCCCGGCGGTTTCGTCCGGCATACCTAAATTTGTGCGCAACTCATTTGGCAAATTTTCCGCCCCTTTTTCGTATTCAACAAAGAATATTGCACCACGCAAAAGGTTTTGTTCTTTAATCGTCTTTACGTCTTTTATTCTTTTTCCGTATCTGCCTTGAACTGCACATATTGCGGCTTCAATTATTCTTTCCTCTTTATCCGGGGCGTACATTTTAAGTTCAAAGTAATTTTCTTTCTCTGTAACTTCCGGTTCTGTTCCCGTTACATCTTCAATCATCAAAAACGTTTCCGCATCAAACGGAATAAATCTTTTCTTTTCCATCGCTTTTTTCTGTTATGTTATATAATTTTCTGAAATATATTACTTTGTTATCGCTACGGCTTGTTCTGTGGCATTTAAGCCCAACCGCCGGGCAATCGTCTTTATGGATAACGCAACATGCGCATCTACTCAAACATACAAATTTGCCAACCTTTTCAATCAGTTTATCAGACGGTTTAACCCATCTTTCCGCAATTATTACCATACCCCGGTAAACTGCACGTTCGCCGGGGTTATATTCACGCCCGGGTTCAAACGGATGTGGTTTCTTTATTCTCATTTTCTATCGAACTAACCAACAAATCCAAATTTTCCTCTGTTCCGGAAATTGAAATTCTTGCTTTCCCTGCTCCCATTACCGCCAATTCCGTAATTGTGCAATCATATTTGCCTGCGGATTTTTGAAACTTTGCCGCCTCATTTAATGGCAATATTTTTGTTATCTCTTTCATCGCTCACGTTTTTAGTATTTTACATTACAAAGTTAATAATTTCTTTTGGTTTTTATCCATATCAGCCGGAAACCAACGGAAAAACAAAGCAATTTAATTTCAATATCTAAATAAACGTCATGTCCTTTTACGCCCTCAACCATAACTCCGGGCGTCAAATAAAATTGCTTATACTTCCACAAACTTTGCAGATACAAATAAAACCCGATACGTCCAATATGGAATCCGATTGTTTTCATTTCTCTATCTGTTTTTTTATCTGTTCCCAACTCTTTTTGTCAATTACCATTTTCCGGGGGTATTGTATTATTTCGCCCTTGGTATATACGAGATTATAGATACCCAATTGCCCCTTAATTGGCATTTCAACAACACGTCTTGGGTTGCGCATCATCCATCCGAAACCCTTTGTTATTTTTGCCCTCTTTTCCTTTGGAATCCGGGTGTTTTCCCAATCCTCCGGCGTAAACTCTTTTATCGGCTTCACGTCGTACAACTCAACCAATCCCAAAGTAACGCCGCTTTCCATTCCGGGATAAACCGGTTTTGCCGACGAACAAATAAGAACGTCGCCACGGTATGACGTTTTTTTGCTTCTAACTTCAATTGATTTTCGCCCGTAAACAACGCCGTTTTCGTCTTTGTATGCCGCCGTTACCAAATCATTTGCGTATGGCTGTTTGACGGTCAACGCACGCCAACGGTCGTGTTTTTCGGGGTCATATTCTTTGCTATTAAACTGCATAACTTTATTTTTTATCTTTCCCGGCGGGTTCCTTGTAATGGGCAAAATCAATTGGTCGTATCGGTTCCGGCTCCGGAACGGCTGCGTCCTCCTTATTGTATTCAAAAGAAACAATAACCGTTCGCCCCTTTGTCCGTGTCCCAATCAGCCGGGAACCCTCCGGGATTTGAATTTTAATTTCGTTCCTCATTCTCAAAATGGCAAATCATCTTTGTCTTGGTCGGGAATTGGCGGCGGCGGTGTTGGTGCGCCTCCCTGCTGCGTTGTTTGTCCGTCTTTCTTTGGCGACAACATCTCCATATTAAACCCGTAAACTTCTGTAATGTATCTTTTGACGCCGTTGTTGTCCTCATAACTGCGGGTTCTTATTTTCCCCTCAATATAAAGTTTATCGCCCTTTTTTACATACTCTTTTGCAACCTTTGCCAATCCATTTTGCAAAACAATATTGTGCCATTCGGTGCGCTCCGGTACTTCTGTACCATTTGCCGTTTTAAATGCTCTGTCAGTTGTCGCCAACGTGAATTGCGCAACCGAACCGCCGTTGTCGAAATCTTTATACTCCGGGTCTTTTCCGACGTTACCCATTAAAATAACTTTGTTTACACTCATAGAAATATAGCTTTAAAAATCCAACTTCCAATACTCCATAACGTCCAAATGTATGACGCAACCGTTAACGCCACGAACGTATAAAATACAATTTTATATCCGGTTTGTTTTTTGATTTTCATCTACTTAAATTTTACGCCATCCAACAAATATTCTTTTTTCATATCCGACCATCCGGCGGCATGATTTATCGCTTTCCGGTCGTCGTCGTAAACAAATCCAACTATCCAACCGCCGACGTTTGATTGTTTTATTAGTCTTACCAATTTACCGACGAAAAAAGAACGGTATCGGTAATATGCTGAATTTTCACTAACAAACAAAACCCGTCTTTCTGCATTTATTTCGGGCGGATTTTCGATTTGCGGGCGTTTCTCCCTTTCCGGGTACCTTTGTACCCTTTTAAAATCATTTTGGATTGAACGGCGGGAAATTGCCCCGTAATCGGGTGTTCTTTTTTTCGTCCTCATATTTTCAAACTTCTGTATTCGTTTTTAAGCAATTCAATAATCCGGACGTTGCCCGGATATATACGCATTTTCTCACGGTCGCCATTCTCCCAACGGTTGTGCATTTCAAAGCAAAGTATATTAATATTCCTTGGGTCATGCGCCATTTCCGGATATGCCCCACGGGTTAATATATGGGAACAATACGTTGCCGAAAAATTGTGCAAAGGTCGCAACGTTTCCTCGCATCTGTGCGGCTTATGTTCCCAAACCCACCGGAAAAACCGTTGGTTGGCAACGGGAATGTCGCCACGTCCTAAAACGCAATTCCCGAACAATTCCCGTTGTAACTCAACACGCAACCGTATATCTAACCGAAAATTACGAATATCCAATAACGGTTCGTAACCACGTGCAACGCAATATTCATATTCGCAACGCTCGGTCAACAATATTGGCTCCATTACATATTGTCTGTATCGTCCGCCGGGTCTGCCATTTCCGGGAACATATCATTTTCATTTTCGTTGTCTGCATCATTTACATAAACTAACGGGTTGGGTTCCCCATCAGCCCCGAACAAATCCATTTGCGCCTTTTTGCCCTCAAACATAAATTCGTAAACCTCGTTTTCAATATCGCAAACAATGTTTTCCAACTCTTCCTCAAAACCGAACGTTTCAACGTTATATTTCATTCGTGGGGTATTGATTGCTGTTTTCTGATTGTTTGATATGGTAAACAATCCGGTTAAAACGACGCCTACGTTATCATCTTGCCCGGACAAAGAAACGCCCCTAACCTCTATATTGTCCAAACATTCTTCCGCAAATGCGGCTGCAATATCTGTTTGTTTCTTTGTTGCTTTAAACTCCGGCGTTGCCATCATGGTTTTAAATGACGTTATGTTGAATACACGTCCCATAACCGGGCGCAAATCATTAAACAAATGACGCAAATCCGGGTGTATGTCTTTTGCACTCAATACATGGTATTTGTTCGTGTAACTCTCATTTCCGACAACTTCCGTTACTTCATAATGTACGTCTAACCCGCCATCTTTCAATAACTTTACTTTCGATAATGAAAACTTTTCCTTTGTAGGAATCGGCATAACATTTTGTTTTTTTTCGCTCATAATTTTTAATCTTTATTGTTTCCCGGTTCCTCCGGGTCGGTTTCTTCTTGGAAATACTCGCACGGTTCATCATCAGCACAACGACCGGACAAACAACATACCGGATAATCCACGCAATCAATGCACATTTTTTTTTCGTTCATAATTTAAAAGTCTGTTTCATTTAACAATTTTGCAACCTTGTTTTCCGGCTCTGCATCCGGTGCAAATATCGGTTTCGGGTCGTGAACTAAAACTTCCCTTTTTACCTTTTTGGTCTTTGCGGGTTCCGGTTCCGGGTTAAACTTCAATTGTTCCGCCGGATATTCTTTTGGTTTCAGTTCTATAATACCATTTTCCACCAAAACCGGAATACAACGTTTGCAGGCTTTCACGTCCTCCAACGCATCATGCGCCGGGAATGTTTCGCCGGGGAAACATTTATTATAAAGTTCCTCCAATTTCGGATATTTGCCCGGACGTCCGTTTTCATACAATGCGCCAACAAATTTAATTGTTTTCATCATCGTATCAATTCGTTTGCCCTTAAACAATGCGTCCTCCGCTTTTGCGTCGTAATACTCACGCCCCATAATTCGCAATATCATTGCTTTTACAATTGACGTATCAAAGTAAATGTTGTGTCCTACTAACAAACGGGCTTTTTCGCAATCCTCCAAAAATTCGTCTATAATATCAGCAAATGGGACGCCCTCGGCGTTTGCTCTCTCTGCTGTAATTCCGTGAACTTCTGTTGACGCTTCCGGTATTTCCCATCCCTCCGGCTTAATAATGTAGGAACGTTCCTTTTCGTTTACCGCCCATGCCAATTGCACAATATTTGGAAATTCCGCAAAATCAACGTCCCATTTTGCGCCCTTTGGGGGCAACCCGGTTGTTTCACAATCGAACGTCAAAACATCTTTCAAATCAAATTTTTGCATAACCTTAAATATTAAATCATTAATTACTGTTTTCGCTCTCATTGCGGTATTTATCCCGCTTTTTCTCCAACTCCAAAACGTCCCGGTTTTCGTCTATATACTTTTGGACGTCCCGGTTACAAAACGGTTTTCCATCCAACCAAAGCAAATGCCAATACGGTACGTTTTCCATCGGTTGCCCTTTAAATTTGCCTTGCGGCATCGGGGATTTATCGTTTAATTCCATACTAAAAAAGTCTTTTTTGCCCGTCCTCGTTGGGGGTTTGTTCAACATATTTTGCCCGTGTAATCCACACGCAACCGCATTTCAAACATTTAACCCGGCTATATCCGTGCGGCGTATATTGGTACCGGATAACCCGCCAATCTTTCAACGGGTAACATTTACGGGGTTGGTTACACTTGCAAAACATATCATTTATATTTCCATTTAAAACCAAATGCTGTTTTCAAAACGCCATTACAACAATTACTTATAGAACTACGTCTAAAACCTAAACTTCTTTCAACTTCCATTGCTGTAACCCATTCTTTTATAAAGTTACCCGATAAATCAAATTGCAAAACTGCCTTGCCTCCTTTATTTAGTTTTTTACCAATATACGTATTGGGGGCTTTTAAATTATTGCTATTTTGTTTTGCTGTTACCCATCGTAAATTACTGACTTTATTATTAATTTTATTACCATCAATATGGTCTACTTCCGGCATATTATTTGGGTTAGGAATAAATAATAATGCTACAATTCTATGTATTACAACATTTTCTTTTTCCCCATTTTTACATAATGATACAAACAAATAACCACGCCTTAATGATTGTTTCAAAATACGTTCTTTTCGTATTCTTGTTTTATTACCGTATTTTTCTAATCTTTTAATAGACCTAATTTGCCCGTAATTACTAACTTCATACAACCCTTCATATCCGGGTATTTCTTTCCATATTTCATTTTCCATAATCAAATTTCATTTGGGTCTGCAATATACAAACAATATTCTTCACTTGCAAGTTGTTTTAAAAATTCGATATGTTCTATTAATTCAGCATTGCTCAACTCTGCAATTGTCCGCAATCTGGTTTCATATTTCCCGGTGTTAATATCCGGGGTTTGCTCATACATAACCGGGGACAACTCACGCAATCGGCGTTCCGTCTGTTCCTCTGTCAGACGCTCCCCGGCTTCCCAAATTCCGGTTCTGAATGTTGGTACAACGTAATTGAAATAATAACCTTTCAAAGCCTCTGATGAACCGGGCGACGCTACAATAAAACGGGCAATTATGCGGCTACCTTTGTGCATTGCAAAGAATTGATTTAATTCGCCCATATACATTTGCAAACCGCCGTTGTTGTTAATCATCCCCGTTGCTGTTATCTCTCTTTTTTTCATTATCTCCAAACTTTACGTTAAACCTTTCTGAAAGATATTTTTTACAATCAAACTTTTTTCCAAATATATTTTCTTTCATAAACTCATTAAATTCTGCAATAGAATCATAATGCAATGAAAAAAACAACCATTCATAAACATCATTGAAATATTCATTTATTTTGCTTTTTGGATGTTTATCTAAATATTTTTGTCCGTTATTAATATAGTATTTTATCATATTAGGATATTTCATAAATTCTAATATCCTATTTTTTTACTTGCTAACGGGCAACACATACAACCTAAACGCCTTTCAGAAATAAAATTACCTTTGTTATCATAATACAATGGGTGTAATTTTATATTCCTTTCTTTCACAAAATCTTCAACATCTTTTTTTGTCCAATTTAATATAGGGAAATATTGCTTTGTTTTTTCTTTTTTGTTGAAAACTCTGCATTGCTCCGGTTCTTTGTAACGTTCTTTTCTTTTATTACTTTCTTCGCTCCTTATGCCTAAAATAGCATAATTAAGTATTTTATACTCTTTAAGATATGCACAACATATTCTTCTGTTTCTTGACGGGAATCCGGTTTTCTGTATTATTTGCCCAAATGAATATTTAGGTTTCATTATTTCAACTCCTCTTTCCCTGCAATGTTTTATTGTACCCGGCGGGTCTATCGTTGTATTTTTGTATATCGCCCTATATTCTACTTTTGCCATTCTTACAAGTTCTAAAATAACGTCAGAATCCTTTCCACCGCTATAACAAACTTCTATTGGCTGCCCTACTTCTTTTGCTTTTGCTGCTGCTGATTGAATCAGTTTAATAGCAAAATCAATCTTTTCTTTCAACGTTTTCATTGTCTTTCTTTTCTTGGTCAACCAATTGTTTCATTGTAATATTAAACGCTTCGCCGCCAACTTCCAATATAAACTTTCTTTCGCTGCTTGAATATCCCTGCAACTTCTTATCCATTGCATTTGCATACAATACCGTCATTTGTCCCGGTTAAAAAACTCCTCGTTCCTGCAAACGGTCTATCGGGTGCCGCTTCAATGGTGCGTCCGCCATCATTCCGGCTTTTCTGCGGGTGTTTTCCAAATCGGTAATAACCACTTTCAGATTATTATAAAAAGCGGGTGTTTTCAACACGTCCGCAATTGTCATTTCTTTAACTTCCATATTGTTTTGTTTAAGGGACGCCGGGGAACCGACGCCCCGGTTAATTACTCGCTTTCTGTGTATTCCTCAATAATCAAATCGTCCTGCCCTCTTTTAACTTCTTCAATGAATCCTTGGAACCCGTTTTTCTTGGCAATATCAATAATTGCTTGCAATCTCTTTTCGCCCAAACTTTCGCCCCTCGCTATGCGGAACACTTTAACGGTTGGATTGCTGGCAATAATAAGTTTTGCGGCAACTTCCATAATCTGCGAATCTGAAACTTTTCCGGCAATAAATGGTACGTCATTTAATACCAATCCGTCGTCAGTGAATGAAAGTCCGGAAATCGGCAATTTCGCCGACGAAATAAGTTTTTCACGCTCGGCGGATAATTCCGCAATTTCTGAATCCATCTTTTCCGCTTCTGCTTTTTTGTCGTCTGCTTGTTTTTTCTTTGAAAGATAATCGGCAACCTTTGCAGTCATTTTGTTGTGTTCCTCGGCTTTTCTCAACTGCTCGGATGTATCTAATTTTTCCGGGTTGTTTTCTTCATAATTAGCCAACCATTTTTCGGCATTTGCTTTTCGTGCTTCATAATCTGCCTTTTCACTTTCTATTTGTGCAATAGCTTCTTTGTAAAGTTTTTCAGTTCTTTCTATCGCTTTTTTAGCTTCTTCAATGGCTTTTTCGTATGTCGCTTTTGCCGCTGCTAAACGTTCCGGAATTTCTTCCAACTGCTTTTTTCTTTGCTCCAAAGCCGAACGAACGGTTTTTGCTTTTTCTATCAATTGGGCGTTTTCGGCTTGTTCTTTCATCAGTTCCGTAATGTCCTTTGGTTTGGCATACGTTTTCAAATCCTGCGTTGTCAATCCCTGCCCGGCTGCATCTGATATTGATTTGTAGGTTTTCAAATCTCGGTTTACTCCGGTACGTTCTGTTTTAAGCCCGGCAACGGTTGTATCAATTTCGGAAATCCTTGTTCTTACTTCTTCCGGCAACAAAGACTTTACAACCTCAATTTGCTGTCTACGTCCCTCGGCGGTTTCCGACCAACGGGAAAATTCCACGGCGTCAAAATCTGTATAACCGAAAATCTTTTGCAACATAGAAACGTTATCGCTTTTCATTCCGGTTGTCTTTGATTTAATTGATAACGTGCCACGTGGGTTTGCTTTTGTGAATTTCAATTCAACCTCGTATTCCTCTCCGTCGTCGCCGACAATCATTTTTGCAAAACCTTTGCTTTCTCCGTTCTTCAATACGGCGTCACGGTTCCCGGTCAACAAAGCCCCAATTGCTTTTAATACGGTTGATTTTCCCAACTCATTATCTCCGGTAATGAAATAAACGTTACCGTCGAAATCTGCGTTAAACTCTTTAATTACTTGGAAATTTACCAATTCTAATTTCTTAACTATCATTTTTGCTCTCGGTTTGTGCCGGGGTTTCCCCCGGCGGTTAATATTATTTTTTTGTTTCTCTCATTCTTTGGTATATCATTGTTTGCACCTTAACAAATGCGTCCCGGCTTTCTTTCGCTTCCTCAACCGTGCAATCAGCAATGAAATTTTCCAAACGCTTGTATAATTCGTTCAACTCTTTGTCGCTTATTGCGTGCCGGGTTGCTCCTACTTCATCTATAAACATATCAAAACACCATTTGTATTTCAGAAATCTTATATCCTAACTCTTTTGCAATTTCTATTGCACATTCAACGTTTTCTATTCCATCAAACATCAATGTTTTTGTTTGAAAATCTATGCCATAAAATGAAACTTCATTATTATGCGCATTAATACCGTTTTTGTGAATCTCTAATAACTTCATAGTTTTATAATTTATCCGGGAACCCGCCCGGTCGGTGCGTTGAACTTTCAACACTGCAAATATACGTATATTATTTTAATATCCAAAAGTTTTTCTTTTCATTTTCAAAAAAAAACAATAAACCCGGAACGTTATACATTCCGGGCATAAATCAAAACAGCCTCATTTGTTTATCTGTTATTTTAGCAACAATTGCATCAACTTCACCTTCTAAACGTTTACACGTTTCCAATATTTCCGGTCTGCGTTGGGCAAAATATCTGCGTTAATTATGACGCATTTGTCGAATTAACTCGGCGAACTCTTCCAACGTTATTTTTCCCGGATTTTCGATTTGCGGGGCTTTTTCTTCTTCCATGTATATTTTATCCATTTTGAAATTAAAATCGCTCTACGTGGCTAAAACAAACGTTCGTGCATGTTGCTTGGTAAATTCTGACGCACCCAACCGGGGTTGTTGCGCAAAATGTATCGTCCAAAGTGCATTATCAACGTGGCGTCGGCGTTCCACAATGTCGGTTTCAATTCCGGGTACAAATTCCCGGCAATCTCTTTGTATCTGCGTTTTCGCTCGTTCTTTTCTTCTTTTTTTCGTGTCGTCTTTGCTCGCAACTTCAATTCGTTTTGCCATTTCATAGGGTGTACCATGACAAACGGAATGTCGCAAACTGCAATGATTGCTTTCAATTGCTCAAAGTTTGCCATCATCTTTTGTATTCGGTACAATTTACCCATATTTACGCCATCGGCACCCGGCGTTACATCATCCGGGCGCACGCTCAATTTTTCCAAAAAAACAATTGGCGAACAAATGCTTTTCAAATACAACAAATAGTCTTTGAGTTCGTTTATATCCTTTGGCATTTGTATTGCTGTAATATTTTCATTCGGACGCCATTTAACAATACCCCCATTTGCTCCGGGGTCAATTCCTACTATACAATCAATTTTCATTTTTATATCCTCCCGCTTTTGTAAAATAACCTATTACGCCAATTATAAAGCAAACAATAAATAGTTCCATATTTAAAACTTCATGTAGTTATCAACTTGCATTTCCTCGGCAATCATCCGGTCAAATGCTTTTATAATCTCCTTTTTCCGGGCAACCTCAAACGCCGTAAAATCAATTTCCGGGCTTTCGGTTCCTTTCCGGCGAACTTGAAACGCCGTATATTGGTTTATCATTCCACGGGCTACACGCTGCATATACCGGGCAAACGCTTCTTTGCGGTCGTCCTCTTTAACTTGTACATCATCAGCCAACCCGCATTTTTGCAACCATTCATACAAAAACATATCATCAGTTAGCCCCAATATTAATTTCCCGGTGTATTTGTAGCAAAGGAAAATATAACGGTTCCGCCATTGTCTTTGTATCTCAAATTGCCGTATTTGCTGCGGCGTCATTTCGCCTTTTGGTTCCGGCAATACTTTAAACGCTTTGTCAATTACATCGGTTTGCTTTTGCTTGTACGCTTTCAATATCTTTGAAAGATAATCCGCATTGAATTGCTGATAATGATTTTTATCCGGGTTCCCGTGTTTATCTTTCGGCAAAAATTCGTCTAATTCCCCGGTCGTCGCCAACTCAAAAGCTATCTTAATATCCGCCAACGTCATATCAGAGTGATAACGTTTCAGAATATCCAACAACCGGGATTGTATATAATTCCAATCATTTTCATTCTGTGGTATTATATAACCAACGTCCATTGCTATACGCTTAAACAGTAACGAAAGATTTTCAACTAATTTTGCATCGTCAATTTCCGCAATTGGTGTTTTTGTTGACGCTGCGAAAACATATTTTTCAACTGGGTTTAATGCTTTGGCAACCTCCGGCAATTGCACCATTCTACGGCGTACTTCAATGGCTTTTGTTCCGGGCTTGGTATTATATATTTCTAACGCCGTATTTTCTTTTTTTTCAATTGCTCCCATATCAATCAAAATCATTGTTTAAATACTTCATCATATCCGCAATTTCTTTGCTGCTTTGCTGCTCTGTCTTTACGGAACGTTTCATTTTTTCCCATTTTTCGTATTTTTCGGGGGTTGAATCATATTCTAACGCCGCCCAACCTTTTGAAATGCTTTCTTTTATCAGAATCAGCGCAAATTCTTCCGGGTATTTACTCAAACCATTTAAGTTTGCTTGTATCGCTGAAAAACTCTTTTGCGACGTTCTCCATTTCGGTTGACACATCAAAATATAAAAGTTCCGTTTAAATTCATCGCTATCAAATGGGAATACAAGTTTTGCAAAGTAATTATCAACTTTATCAATAATTGATTTTCGAACATCTAACAATTCGGGCGTGAGTCCGAATTGAATACTTGCTTTAATTTTTTTTTCTTCGTTGAAAAAATCGGCTTGTGAAAATCCGTCCGGATTTTCTTTAGATGCTTTAGCATCTTTCTTTATAGTGTTATTTATATTATTATTTATATTATTATTTATATTATTTATATAGGGCGGATTTTTTTCCGCTTCCACGGGATTTTTTTCCGCTTCCACGGAATTTTTTTCCGCTTCCACGGGATTTTTTTCCGCTTCCACGGGATTTTTTTCCGCTTCCACGGGATTTTTTTCCGCTTCCACGGGATTT